CGAGAACCTGAGAGATTTCGGCCTCGTGGTTAAGGCAGAGAGCTCCCATCGGTTGAGTGCCGTTACGTTCTTAGGCATGATGCCTTACAAGAGCCGTGCCGGACTCTCCTGGGGCCCTACCATCGGCCGCCGACTCTACAAAATGTTCTGGATGAAGGAGTTTCGCAACCCGTCCTCATGGACCAGAGGAGTCTGCCAACAAGGGATGTTGATGAAGAATGTCCCCATCATCTCAGAGTTGAGCCAGCAGATAGACTACTTGCTCAGAGGAAAATGTGTCACAAAGCAGAGGATGGATATCCACCGCCCATGGCACTACTTTGACAAGGAGCAGGCGCCTTGGGATGATGTCACCCTCAACTGGATGTGTGAGCGCTACTCTGGACTCACAGTTGAGATGATCAAGAGAGATTTGCGAATCATACGGACAATCGATCGGCTACCAGCCGTTGTTCGCCTGGAGAGTCTTGTTCAGATTCTCCAGCATGATGAGCTCTGAACGTCCCTGCGGGGACGAGTGTCTTACACGACCTCAAATGGCACAATCAATCGCAAAATCCATTGCTCTGCCTGGCAAGTCCAGGCCAATTCGGTTCCCGTCTTTTCCCTCGCTGGAGAGGACTGCAGTGATGGCCTTCAATTCGGCGGCAGGTGTCGCCGTTTCTGCCACCACAACAGCAAACACCGGTCAAAACCAGGGTGGGATTAAGGCAATCGTCATGCGGTCGCCCACCTTTCCCACTTGGTTCCAGGTTCCATACTCATCGACCCTCAGCATCAACGCACCAGCCATTGTTACTTCTTTGGGTTTCAATGCAAGCTTCGCTAATGTTGGGGCGGCCACCCAGGGCGCTTACGCTGAAGTTGTCCAAACGCCTATCTCGATGAATAATGGTATCACATACACAGGCCAGCCCGGCACCACAATCACTTGTGGTAATGGTGTCCCACTCCCCTACTGCAACTACGTTCCAGTTGGGATAGATTCGGGATGCCCTGGCCCGGAGTTCCTTTTCTGCCCTGCGGGGTCATTCATTTTGTCAGGAATCAAGACTCAAAACGTTGGCAGTTGGTCGGCGTGGATGAACATGGAGATGTGGACATCTCCTGGAAGTGTCCAAGTCTTGAACCAGCTTACAGTCACGGCAGTGGCTTCCAGCTCAGCTATCGGCGTGCTGAATGTCACTCAAGATGGATGGTATCGGTGCACCAGCATTTCTGTTGCTGAAACAGCCGCCGTCTTCAATCAACAGTTCTTCGTGTCAGTCGCGTGTTTCCAACTGGGAGTTCCAGGCCTCGCTCCAGTGTTCACCATTACTGCCAACACCTTGGTAGTTAATGTCAACACATCGGCATGCGTCACCATTGTACCCCAGCCATATCTCACGCCCATCGCAAGCAGCTCAGAGTTTTCGAATTCAACGCTACCGTGGTGTTCAACACGATTAACTGCTGTTGCGGCCCTCTTCACGAACACTACCAAAGTGCTCAACAAGGAGGGGTCAGTTCTTTGGGGCCGTGTCACGCCAGGCACAATCAACCCTTGGAGCTGCACGTACGCAGATGTCAACAAGCTTCATCCTTCGGAGAAGGCCTTCATGGGCCTCGAGGATGGCTGTTACACCTACGTCCCGCCTTCGACTGATCTGGCAGATTTCCTAGACTACATTGCGAGCAATGTGAACTTGACGACGATGCTTCACCGCTTGGATAACATGGCGCTCGTCAACGTCGGATTCTTCACAGATCCTGACGGTGGAACCAACCTGTCAATCAACACTGATTGGCACATCGAGTTCCGCAGTTCATCAACACTGTTCGAGATTGGGACGAGTAATTCAACCCTGGAATCACTGCATCATGCTCAGATT